GAATTACAATATAGGAGAAAAGTTAAAGTACTTCATTAATATGAAAAGAAAACCTAGAAAGATAAGACCTAGAGAAAAGAATGTTCCTAAAGGATATGATAGCCTTTGGGAATATTCTTTACACCAAACGCTTTTAAAGAACTGGAAAATGCGTGGAGATCCTATTAATTATATAATAAAGAAGACCTATGAGGTAGACTTTATAAATACTATTGAAAATAAAACCATTCTATTAGAAGCTAAAGGTAGATTCTGGGACTATGCTGAATTTAGTAAATACATATGGATACGGGAGGCTCTGCCGCCAACTATGGAGTTGGTATTCTTATTTCAGAAACCATATGCTCCAATGCCACAGGCAAAGAAGCGTAAAGATGGTACTAAAAGAACTCACGCTGAGTGGGCAGAAACAAATAATTTTAAATGGTATAGTGAAGAGAACTTACCTAAATCTTGGAGATAGACATGATGGAAACTATTAGTGCGAAAGGATATAAATGGACTTTTAGTGGTATGAATTCAAAAGGAGAACCAAAATTTAAGCACGATGTAAATGAAACTCTTTCTGAGGTTTTAAAATATTTAGATTCTTTAGAGGGTGTAGAATATACTTTGAAAGAAGGGGCAACAATGCTTTGGGTATTCTATTCTGGACAGAGATATGCTTATTATTATACCACTGGTAGGTGGTCGCCTTGGGTAGAGAGAGGATTACCAAGTAGGCATTATAGATCTAGAAATATAAAAGACTTTATGGAGAGGTTTGTATTTGCTAAAGTAAATAAACAAAAAGAATACCAAGTTAAAAATGAAACTGTTAAAAGTGTTAAGAAACTTTTAGATAAGGTTAAGATAGATTATAAAATAGATAAGGATGTAGTTACTTTAACTAGCAAACTTATACCTAGACTTGATGGTAAAGGCTATAAAAGACAATATATTTACCAATATATAATAGGTAAAGGAAAATGGCGTTGCGCTTATAGTGATGGGACATATAAAGACTTTTATTATAAATCAAAAAATATCAAAAGTTTTTTAACCAATTATTTTATGGCTTGGGATCAATATAAATAAAAGGAGTGAACATGGTTATGTTAGATAGTGACTTAATGATTGAGAAAGGTAGACCTTATTCTTATACCTTTAATGAAGATGAGTGGGTAAGAAATATTCAAAAGTATATTGATATGACTTACAAAGCACACTATGGAAACGGACAGTATCAGGCAACTGATATGATAATTGATGCGGGACATGGTGAAGGTTTTTGTATTGGAAATATTATGAAATATGCCATGCGTTATGGAAAGAAGGATGGTAAAAAGAAATCTGAACTATTAAAAATTATACACTACGCTATCATTGCTTTAGATCTAAACGAGAAACATAATGATTGAAGATAAAATAGGTCCAAAAGAATATCTAGGAATTAAAATTGATTATGATAAAGATTCCAAACTGAACGATTTTAGTTTAAATAGTCTAAAGGATAGATATTTTTGGGAAAATGAAACACACGCACAAGAAGCATTTGCAAGGGCTTCTGTGTTTGCAGCAACTTTTAAAGGAGTTACAGATTATGCGCTTGCTCAAAGACTTTATAACTACAGTTCCGATTGTTGGTTCATGTTTAGCACTCCTATACTTAGTAACGGGGGCACAAGTCGTGGGCTACCTATTAGCTGCTACCTTAATTACGTGCCTGATAGCCGTGTCGGTCTTTCTTCTCATTATGATGAGAATATTTGGCTGGCAAGTTCAGGTGGAGGCATCGGTGGATATTGGGGAGATGTTAGGAGTAATGGGATACCTACTGCTCACGGCAGTCGTTCTACTGGTTCTGTCCCTTTCATGCACGTAGTAGATTCTCAGATGCTAGCCTTCAACCAAGGTACAACCAGACGGGGAAGCTATGCAGCTTACATGGATGTTAGTCATCCAGAGATTGAAGAATTTATTAACATGAGAAAAGAAACAGGAGGAGATATAAACAGGAAGTGTTTAAATCTACACAATGGTATAACATTAAACAATGAATTCTTACAAGCAGTTCAAGAAGATTCAGAATGGAGATTAGTTGATCCTAAAACCAATGAGGCTGTTAAGATTATACGGGCCAGAGATTTGTGGTGGCAGATAGTATATACAAGGGCAGAGACAGGAGAGCCTTATATAGTTAATTTAGATACTTGTAATGAAGCTCTGCCTAAAAGCCAAAAGGATTTGGGCCTGGAAATAAAACAAAGTAATCTTTGCTCTGAAATTACTTTACCCACTAATGATGAACGAACTGCTGTTTGTTGTTTATCAAGTGTCAACCTTGAATACTTTGATGAGTGGTCAAAGGAACCAGAGTTCATTGATGATTTGATAACGATGCTGGATAATATCTTACAGCATTTTATTGAGAATGCTATAGATACTATACAACTCGGAGAATATAATGCGAATTACAAAAGGTTTAAAAACTATATTAAAGAAGGTCAAGAAGGATTTACCAAGGCTTCGTACTCAGCTTATAGAGAAAGGTCAATTGGTTTGGGAGCAATGGGATTTCATGCCTATTTGCAACGTAACAATATGTCCTTTGAAAGTATATACGCTGCGGGATTTAACCACAAATGTTTTAAATACATTAAAGATCAATCACAAAAAGCTTCCAGAAGATTGGCAGAGGAGCGTGGGGAAGCTCCTGATATCAACAATACAGGTTATAGGAATTCTCACTTACTGGCTGTGGCTCCTAACGCTAGCTCTAGTATCATATGTGATGGGACTTCTCCTTCTATTGAGCCATTTAGGGCGAATATATATACGCACAAGACCCTCACAGGCAATTACCAAGTTAAAAACAGATTTCTGGAACGTCTTTTCAAAGAAAAAGGATTTTCAGGATTGGAAATAAAAGAATTGTGGGCAGATATCTTAGCCCATAATGGATCTGTACAACACCTTGATAGTTTGACTAAGGAGGAAAAAGAAATATTTAAAACAGCCACAGAAATAAATCAGATATGGATTATTGAACACGCCTTGAAGCGTCAGGAGTTTATATGTCAGAGTCAGAGTGTAAACTTATTCTTTGTACTTCCAAAGGCTACTGAACCACAGGAAGTTCACGATGAGTATATGCAATATGTTAATGATGTTCACTGGTATGGAGCTAATAAATTAAAGTCTTTATATTACTTTAGAACTGAAGCAGCCAGAGGTACAGAGAATGTGACTTTAAAGATACCTCGTATTAAACTAGACGACATGGAATGTCTGTCTTGTGAAGGATGATCCAATGAAAATAGTAGAGATAAAATGGGGGGATGCTTGGGTTGATACAGATGATTTTACTTTGGTCGATGCCAGAAAGCTGGAGCCAGTTATAAGAACTACCATTGGCTTCTTAGTTTCAGAGAATGATAAAGCTGTTGTACTATGCACAGATATATATGAGAAAGATAAGAAAACAATTAACACACCAATGGTCATACCAACAGATATGATTGTAGACTATTGGGTTTATGAGGTAATAGAAGAATGAGTTTATTAAATACAAGAGACTACTACAAACCATTCGATCATCCTTGGATGTTTGATTACTATGTACTACAGAATCAAATGCACTGGATGCCCGAATCAGTTCCATTACATACGGACATCAAAGACTGGCAGGACTTATCAGATACTGAACGAAACTTACTGGTTCAGATCTTCAGGTTATTTACCCAATCAGATGTAGATGTAGGTGCTGGATATATTGATAAGTATATGAGAGTCTTTAGAAAGCCAGAGGCTAGGATGATGATGAGTTCTTTTGCAAACATGGAATCTATCCATCAACACGCCTATAGTTTACTATTAGATACAGTTGGTATGCCAGAAGTAGAGTACAAGGCTTTCTCTGAGTATGAAGAGATGTCAGATAAACATGATTATATTAAATACTTTAGGCCTACTCTAAAAGATAAGAGAAGTATTGCTCTAACTTTAGCGGTCTACTCAGCCTTTACAGAGGGACTACAGTTATTCAGTAGCTTTGCAATACTTTTAAACTTCCCCAGATTTGGAAGGATGAAAGGCATGGGACAGATCGTAACGTATTCTATACGTGATGAGTCTCTTCATGTGGAAGCCATGACACAACTGTTTAAAGAGTTTATCCAAGAGAACATAGATATCTGGACAGATGATTTCAAAAAAGAAATATACCAGATTTGCAGGGAAATGGTTCGCCTTGAAGATAAGTTTTTAGATTTGGTATTTGCAATGGGAGACATACAGGGATTATCCAAGAAGGATATGTATGCCTATAATAGATATATAGCTGATAGAAGATTACTACAGCTAGGATTAAAAACTAACTACAAGCAAAAAGAAAATCCACTAGGTTGGTTGGATGAAGTTATGGGAATAGAACACCAAAACTTCTTTGAAGGCAGAGCTACGGCTTATATGAAGGCTGGCTTGCGAGGAGACTCTGGTAAGCTGGTATTTAGAGAGATTGAATAATATGAAAAATAAAAGACCTGACGCAACTCTTGTAGGATACAGAGTTTTATTTGATACTAAAGGTAATCTGGTAACGGAACGAACTTCTACGGATATTAAAAAGCTTAAAAAGTTTTTAAGTCGTGAAGATTATAGTTTACTTAGGACTATTATATTTGAGGCAACCAGTCAGATAGATCAAATTCATAATCAAATTGAAGCAACACTGAACGCTAGAAAATAAATGGATTTCGATCTTCAATACCCCACCAGATATCTGGCTGACATACCCAT